CGTATCACGTTTAGTTGCTTACTTACGTAGACAATTAGATTTACTGGCTCGCCCATTCTTGTTTGAACCTAATGATAGAATTACACGTAACGAAATTAAACAAACAGCAGAAAGTCTAATGTTAGAATTGGTAGGACAACGTGCATTGTACGACTTTATTGTTGTATGTGACGAGTCTAACAATACTCCAAGTAGAATTGATCGTAATGAACTATATCTAGATATTGCTATTGAGCCAGTTAAGGCCGTAGAATTTATCTACATTCCATTACGTTTGAAGAATACTGGTGACATTGCTGCCGGTAAATAATTGAGTAAATATAAGAGAACAAGGAGCCCAGGATGGCATCATTATCAAGTTTAAAGAATTTTACAGTACCTTTGCCTGCAGGTGGTCAAAGTAGCACCGCACAAGGTCTGTTAATGCCTAAGTTAAAATATCGCTTTAGGGTGACGTTAGAAAACTTTGGAGCTGGTTATGCCAGCACAGAATTAACCAAGCAAGTAATGAACGTTACTCGCCCTGGTGTAAGTTTTGATAACATTGAACTAAACGTGTACAACAGCAAAATTAACTATGCTGGCCGATACACTTGGGCAGATGTTACTTTAGTAGTACGTGATGACGTACAAGGTAACGTATCCAAATTAGTTGGTTCACAAATCCAGAAACAGTTTGACTTCTTTGAACAAAGCTCTGCGGCAAGCGGAATCGATTATAAGTTTACAGCCAGAATTGAGTTGTTAGATGGTGGAAATGGCGGTAACGCTGGAGCCGGTGTGCTAGAAACATTTGTAATGTATGGGTGCTACGTCCAAAATACAGTTTATTCAAATACTGATTATGCTAGTAGTGATCCAGTGGATATTACATTAACACTCAAATACGACAACGCAATGCAAATTGACGGATCCGACACTCCACAAGGACTTGGTGAATCATTTGGACGTACAGTTGGTCAGTTAGCTACTGGTTAATACATAACCAATCCAAAAAAAGACTACTTTGGTAGTCTTTTTTTTTGGCAAAATCTTTTGTCAAAAAGTCTTGACATAGATGCGGTTTTACCATACAATAGTTACATGTTCAACACACACAGAAGGTTTTTATGAAACAGTTTATTATTGGTACAGTCTTTGGACTTGTTCTAGCAACGGTTGGATTTTCCGGCCTAGCAAGAATTTTGGACAAAAGCGTAGACACAGTTAAATCACAATCACAGGAGTTGGCAAAATGAAAAAGACACTTACAGCATTAGCAATTACAGCAGTTTTGGCAGGCTGTGCTACAACTAAGTCAGTCAAGCCTGACGAGCCAATTCGTAATCAGAAACTGTCTACTTCGTTTGTTAGCGAAGGTATTAAGATCGAAACTGATTGTGCTTGGTACAAACTAGGCAAGTCAGAATGTGACGTTACAGCAATTGAGTCAACAGCAGTTGCATGGACTAACGGTGCCACTGCCGTACAAGTCGGCGAAGCCCGCAAAGTGGCTCGCATGGAAGCCAGCGCAAATGTAGCACACTTCTTAAATGAAAAGGTTACCAGTAACCGTGTAACTACTGTTATGGCCAAACACATTGAGAAGGCTAAGGATTCTATCACCTCAGACAAGAGCGAGATGAGCGACAAAGAAGCCCAAAAGCTCAATACAGTTAATCGTGAAAACGCAAACGATACTGCCCGTACAGTTACTCGTAACATTAGTGCAAATGCTGAGGCAATGCTAAAAGGCTTCAAAACAATCAAGGAAGAGCCTGTGGGCCAGCAAGAGATTTCGGTTACTATCCGTTGGGATCTTGAATCGGATCGTGCTGCCGCCCAATTACGCAAACGCTTCCAATGAAACGGCTTGTTTGCATACTAGCGGTTATGATAGCCGCTAGTGTATCTGCACAAGAGACCCGCATGGTCAAGGCTGTAGGACAAGGTCGTACTCCGCCCGAAGCCACTGCTGACCTTCATCGTAAGGCCATAGAGGAAGTTTCAGGCATTGTTGTAACTTCTAATTTGGAAGCAAACAAAAAGCGCCTTATCAAAGACGAAGTGGGAAATTACAGCGCAGGCTACATTGAAAAATATGTCATTACCGATGTTATCCAAGATAAAAATGGTTACACAGTAGAGTCCGATGTGTGGGTTAGA